CATAGTATTGGTAGCGTTAGCAACTTGGATAATATAAGCATTGGAAGTAACTGTTGTACCAACAAAGAATTTGTATGTATTACCTGTGCCTGTAGCTGCGGGCAAGGTAACTGTTGCGCCTGTCGCAACACCCAAAACCATAGTTCGGCCGGCATTTACTGCCGAGGTGAGCGCAGCGGAAGCAGCCACTGAAACAAGTGAATTTGAGCCGTCTATAAAGCCGGCCGTGGACGTAACTGGTCCAGAAAAAGTTGTAGCACCCATATGAAGCTCCTGTCGGGGTGAGTGTCTAATACCGGGATTGGTATTAGTCAGGATTACAAAAGGGGGTCAAAAGACCCCCTTCTTCTAGCTTTGCATCAAACGTCTTTACTAGATGCCGGGAGTTCCGGTCACACAACGCCAATCTGAAACACCGAAGCTGTAACGCTCACGTGCCTTAAATCGTAAGTTGCCTGTGTCGAAATCGCCCTGCATGCCAGTCTTAAGAGCTACACGGTTGTAGTACTTAAAGCCGTTTGGCGCATCGGTCTTGATGAAGTAAGCGTCTGTGTCGGTGAAGAAGTTATTAACAACTGCGCCGTCAGGTAGCATACCCATGGACTTCATTGCGTTCAGGTCGTTATCTGCAGTACCTGATCGAAGGTTTGAGTTGATCACACGCTCGGCAATAAACTGAAGTTCTTTAGGGATCATCAATTTACGACCAGTAAGTGCAATACGCAAACCACGCTCGTCCCGAGTACCTGCGATGTCAATCAACATCTGCTCAAGAGAAGTTTCGTTCAAGTCAGCGGCAGTGCTCAATATATTAGAGCGATTTCCTGACAACGTAGGGTGGGAAGCTGACAGCAAGGCTGCGCCATCACCGATTGCATAAGCGGTGCTAAAGCCGTTGTTTAAAACAGAGGCCGCACGGATTTGCTTAGTTTGTGCCATGGAACGAGCCAGTGCCTTTGTGTATCTACGAGAAAGACTGCCGTAGAGGTTATCCTCATAAGCTTCTTCCGTAATAGCAAAAGCAAGGGCAATCGTATCGTGCTCATAACGAGCGGTATACGTTTCCTGTGCATCGTCTTCCGAAATACCTTGGCCTACGGGCTTGACCGGCGCAGTACCAAAACCACCTAACATTTGATCTTCTTCAAAAGCTCGATCAGAGCTTTCTTCGGTGAAAATCTCAGCATGCTGGTTTTCGTAGGTATTGTACTCCAGACCGAATAACGCTTTAAGGCCCGGTTCTAGCTCATTGGCTAGGTCTTGACGTGAAATAGTCATTCTCTAAGCCTCCTTAAACGCCAGTCGATGTGGCAGTAGTTTGTGAATCGAATCGTGAAGTAGGCGCGTTGAAATGTGCGTTAATTCTTACGATGACCGGGATACCAGCGGCTGTGTAGTCACTGTTATCAGAATCTTCGAGAATACCTACGATACGAAGCGGAAGAGTTGCAGTAACGGCTATAGTGGAGACCCCTAATGCAGAGTTTGAACTACCTGTGTCAGTGCTTCCCGTGCGGGCAGAAGTACCTAAGCTGGCGTTCGCAAAAATTGCTGTAAGTGCGGTAGCGCGATCTGTAAAAGATGCATCAGAGTCGACTTTAAACAATCGATCGGGGTTATCGGCCACAAAAGCCTCAACCGGGTGATTGGTGTCAACGCTTACGCTGTTAGCACCGGGCCAGTAAGGTAAATAAACTGGCTTCTTTGTTACTGAATCTTGATACTTCACACCCATCAAAACGCCTAATGCCGGAGTAGTTCCGCCATTAGTAGCACCAGCAAAAGCAATCACACCGCCAGCAGCGGGGGTTACTAAACCGTACTTGTATATTGCGTCTGTGTTGGTTGCAGCAATTTCATAGGACGTTACGCCCGTAGAATTAACACCACTACCAATCAACCCGATAGGACGAAGACCATAAGCAGTTGCCGTATTCGACATGAGCTATCTCCTAATCCAAAAAGGGGCTTTCCTTATCTGGAAGAGCCACCGAAAGTTACACGATTTTTACGATCAGGATTAAATATCCTCATCGTTTCATGATTGTTTTCTTGCATAAGCTCACTATCGGCGGCGGCGACTAACCCTTGAGACTGCTCATTAAAATAAGCATTACGCTGTCGGACTGTTTCCATCGGAATACGAGCTAATACAAGACCGCCTACACCAATGACGCCTTCAAGACGGCCGGTATCCAATACAGGATACATGCCTTCATACTCCGTGTTCTCATACTCATCCGCACGTACGAACTCAAAGCCTTCCCTAAGCCTAGAAGACACATTTTTTGTATCATCCTGACCACGGGTTTCAACTCGAATCCAACGGTGCTTAAAGCCTGTCGGAGCTGGTGGCGCCTCTAATGAGGACGGTGGGGTCCAAGGACGAGGACTTGCAGTCTTCTCCCTGCTGTCTTTTGCGCGAGAAGAACGATCAATGCCTTCAAACGAAGTCTTTTCTTTCGATTCGACTTCCTGTACTTTTTTGTTAGCCAATTGATATTCTCCTAGTTTACGTACTTCGCGTATTCTTCCAATGACACACCCAATTCCTTTGCTGCTGCTTGCTGTCCCGGTGTGAGTCTGACAGTTCGCTTATTACCGCGTACTTTGTTTTGTCCCGAAGGGGCCTGACGGCTTGCTCCGGCTACGGTCTGTACGTTACCGCGATTAGGTTGATTTTGCTGGGCCCCGAATTTGTGGGGGAATTCAGCCCTCAACCTAGAATTAAGCTCATCGTAGTACTCATCGCCTTTGGTGTCAAACCCTTCGTCAACAAGGTCCTGATGAATCGCATACGTGGCAAAAGTTCGAGTTTTCTCCCTTCCAAACCATTCGTTCTTTTCTGCCCATTTCTGGGCCTTAGGGTCAGGTGCCGGCCTTTGTGGTGCCTGCTGTTGCGGGCGCTCAGTCGGCGGCGGCTGCTGCCGCTTACGGTTTTCAGACATCGTATGAGCCCGCTCATACTGAGTATTTTGATACTGAGCGGTATTAAGTTTTTCTTGGGCCTCAAGAATAAGGTCCGGGTTATTCCGAGAAAGAGCGTCCTTATAATCCTTTCGGGCGGACTCAAGCTGGGACTTAACCCGGGTGCCAAACTCATTCAAATAACCGGTGTCCAAAGACGCAAGGCGCTGGCTACTTTGAGTGTTTTGCTTAAGCAGCTCCCCCGCACGTTGCTCCGCCAGCTCCGCCCTACGCTCGGCCTCCCGCATGCGGGCCGTCATCTTGCCAATTCGCCTTTCAACCTTCTTACTGTACTCTTCGACCTCGTCCGCACCACCGTCACCCTCAGTGGAGGCGCTCTCATCGTCCTGAGAGGTCTCACCAAAGGACTTGCTGCCCCGGTCTGGGGACCCGGAAGAGCCCCCGTTTTCATCGTCAACGTCTACGTCAACATCCAACTCATTTAATTCATCAGCCATTAGAAATTACCTTTAGTGAGACAAAATATCTTCGGGGTTATCGATTGTGGCAAGAATCTCATCGTCATTTAAGATTCTGACCTCACCTCCGTCAATGCGAAATCTACTTCCCGCATAGCGGGCAAAAATAACCCACTGACGCTCCTTACACCACGGGCCGTTCGGAAACCTTTTCTTATCTGAATAGACCAAAGGTCCCTGTTTAAGGACGTAGCCAACCACCGTCTGTATCTGGGTGTCGTCAAGAATCTGACCGGGAATAATTATTCCGCCTTCGGAAGTGCCTCGACCGCGATAGGGGAGGATCAGCATGCGCCATCCCGTGGGGTTAGGCATTGCATCGATTAAAGAAGGTTTTATGCTCTCCGGATCAAGAACACGCTCTTCCCTAGGTGGGGCATAGGCCTTAGCTAAGGGAGACTCCGGTTCCGGTGATTTTTCCCGGTGCGCAGAAGTGTCCTCTGAAGTTCCCCCAAAAAGCTTTTCTGATTCTTCTTTACGAAGCTCGTTTTCGAGGTATCCGGGTACAGCAATCTTAGGACCGCTAGAAGTCGTCATCTTTGTCTCTCCGTGCAAGGAGACCTTGGTAGTCCGCCTTGGTTTGTTGCAGCTGTTTCCGTAAATGGACCTGCTGTTGGTAGGTAGCGAAATCAGGAAGTCCGCCACTCAAAATAGTCTCTGTTTTTTCGTCAATCCTCTTATCAAGGTTTTTGACAAAAAGCTTTTCTACTTCAATCGACATCCTTGCCCACCTCAGTCTGATATGTAAGGGACTAAGCTTATAGATATGGGATAGAAAGTCTACACACGATTAAATGCGATTTGAGAACCACTCCTTTACATCAAACCCGGGGCAGCCTTTTTTAGGGTCCAGATCATTGTGCCCAAGAACCTCGGCCTCCGGAAACTTGCCCAAAAGCTCGTTAACTAGAAGTCGCAAGGTCTCTAGCTGCCCGGACCTAAAGTTGAAAAAAGTGGTGTCATTTCCACCAAGGCCACCAACCAAGCAGATACCAATGGATTTGCGGTTAAAGCCCTTAACGTGGGCCCCTGCGACGTCCAATGAACGGCCCTGCTCTATGTCGCTGTTGCGAAGAATAACGTAATGGTAGCCAATGTCAGACCAACCGTTTTCATTCACATGAATGTTTTTAATCCAATCCGCATCGATGTCCATACTTGAATAAGTTGCGCTACAGTGAATCACTATCTTATCTATTTCTCTCAAGGTCTTTCCGCCTGCTCAAGTCGATCAATTGCGTCATCGGCCTCGTCGATGGCCTCCAACAGTTCTTCCTTGGTAAGCTCACGGCCCTCTGACTCCGCCAAGTCTTTCATCTGACGGTAGCGGTTCCAGTTAACTCCCGCAGACACCGCGATCTTCATCAGCGCCTCAATAACCTGAAGTATCGCTAGTGCATTCATGTGCCATCCCCCACTGAATATATTCGCTGCGCCTGCTCAATAAAACGAAGCGCCTGCGTAACCTTTTCAATTGCCGTGTTTTCATCGCCGTCTGCAAAAGCTTCGGTGGCCTCCCGTAAATAACTTGTGGCGGTTCGAAGCCTTTCAACAAGGTAGTCGCGGTCCTCGTCCGAAAGCTGACCAAGCTCATAAGCGGTGGCAGCACTGTCTGCGGTTAAGGAAATAAGGCTTGCGGACGCCGCAACAGCATCCTCAAAGGAAGGCAGGGAAGAGACCGAGCACGACTGCAGGAACAAAAGCAAAAGATAAAACCTTAGGCTTTGCCCTAGCATATTGTATAACCACATCCGCGTGTGGCCGCGCCAGCCCCCCGGCACTTTCCCGAGGTCTTACTCTCTTTTGTCGAAGGCGTCTTCATGCTTTCAACACCGAATCCGGTGTCCTTGGCTTTTGGCGCCTTAGTGCTTGTACTAATTGGGGTGCGTGTTTTCATCAGTTTCTCCGTTGTGCATTGGTTGAATTAACTTTCATTCTGGTCAGGTACTCCTGCATCTGCATGCGCTCCTCAGCAAGCTCCTCTTGAGACTGAAGGCGCTTAGAAAACTGCTGCTGGCGCTGCTGAAGCTTGTCGTACTCCAGCTGCTTGTCATCCGCATGCTCAACCGCGTCCTGATCAAGCTCCTGTTGCTTAAGAGCAACCGCGGGGTCACCCTCGGGATTGGTTTGACCCGCTATTTCAATACTCTTGTTTCTGACCTGCTGAAGACCTTCGGCAACCGCCTGAGCAATCATTATCTCAAGCAATAGCTTATCGTCCTCGTCCGGGGGCGTATTTGAGCCTTTGTCCCTCTGAAACTGCATGGCCGCAGCTTCCTCCGCCGCTATTTTAACATGCTCCGTCACATGCTTTTGCAAGGACATAAGCATCTGCGGATTCTGACTGACAGAAGGGCTGGCGCTAAACAGCAGGTGAGACTCAATGTGGGCCTGATGGTCCTGACCATCAAACGCTTTCATACCAAGGCCGTTCATGACGTCGATATGCTCTTGTGCTGGGTCCTCAGGCTCCGGCTCTCCCATGGGAGGAGGCTTAAGCACCGAATCTATGTCTGGTGTGCCAATCGCCTCGTGGAAGCGCCTGTAGGCCTCGTAGATGTTGTGCATTCCCGGCATTTCCTTAGCAAGCTCAAGCTGAGCCTGTGCCATGGCAATACGCTGGGTCTGAGAGAAGATATTTGGGTCAGAAACAGGAAGTATGTCCACCCGACCATCAAAATCCTCTTTAAAACTGGCGCCTTCTTCAACCTCGTAGGGGTAATCAACCTCCGGAGACTGAGCAAAAGCAGCCCCCAAAAGCTTCAATTCCTTGCGCATTGCCGCATGCATACGCTTATGCACGGAGCTCATCACCCGGCTTCCTTCCTCCAAAAGCGCAATAGTCGTGCCAACTGCCGCATTTTGGTTGCCATCACCTACCTTCATGTCTGTAATGGTCGCAAAACGCTGTCCGGCCTCCACAACAAAGCCCAAAAGCGCATAAAGAGTCTGATTTGGACCTTTAAACGGCAGCGCCATCATCGCATCCGCCACTTTTCCGGAAGGAACGTCCATATCTCGGAATTCACCGGGCTTTAGCGGCTCACTGTCGTTTTCAATGCGTAATCCAGAGGCTTTGTAGCCCGCAGGAAGGTTGGCAAAGCTGCCGGCGTCAATAAGTTGGCGCAAAATGGAGGTGGCGGCGTCCGTCATGTTTCCAATGACGTGGCACAAGCCAAATCCGTAGAATCCTAGGCCCGGAAGGAACTTATAGTGGACAAAGAACTCCTTTTTCTTGAAATAGGGGTCGTCTTCCTTGTAATTTCGGTAAATCGCTAGGACCTCACCCGATTCCTCAACCACGGTAACGATGTAAGGAAGCCTTAAACCAGATTCTTCGCCATCTTCCTTGGTGTGCTCAAAGCCTATAAGGTCAAGTTCCACGTGGAACTCTATAACATCGTTCTGATAGTCAGAAGAAAAGGATGGGCTTACGCCCTCGACCTCGTCTTTCTTCTCCTTAATCTTGCCGCGGGCAACAACAGGCGCTGCTTTTACGTCAATGTCCCGATAAAACCCAGACAACTGCAGCTTTTTGAGCTCGTTCTCGGACATCGGGACTAATTCGGCCATACAGGGGCAAGTGGACAGGCTTGTCGTGCCATAAGGAACTACGAAGTTCTCAGCCGGGACAAACCTTGAGGTAGCTCGGCCAAAAGACTCATCATAGTAAACTTTTTTGAACGCACTGCCTGCCAAAGCCAATTGGAAAAGCATTTGATCGAATTCTGGGCTGAACTCCTCCATCACCTCCGTCATGTAGTAGTTCATGTAGTTGGCAACTCTAACAGCCTGCTGGAGCTTCGCTGAGGTCCTTTTTCCTACAATAGAGCCCTTAACCGGGCCTTTAGCGGGAAGCATCTCATTAAACGCTTGAGCCTGAAATTGAGTCGCGGCCTCCGCGAGAAGAGGGTGTGTTATCCCACTGGCGCCATCAAAAGGCTCGGTGCGGGCCTCCCTATCGTAGCCAAGAAGACCCATCCCGTGCGTGTAAGATTGTTCCCACCCCTCCCGAGAAGTTTTGTAGTCCTCGTAGTTGTTCAAAAGGGTTGAGGAAATGCTGGCAAGCTCTCCCTCGTCGATAACCTCAGCCAAGTTAGCGTCAAACGCTACTTCCATCCCCTCATTTTCTGGAATAGAAAACTCTACGCTTCCGTCTTCAAGCTCAATCATCTCCGTGCCAGAAAGGTCGTTAAGACCGTTCTCGGGCATCTCAAGCATCATCCCTTCTTCCGGGGTGAGCTGGCGGCCTCCGGGGCCCACGACTTTGTCTACCAGATTATTTGGATTAGTTTCCATTTATCATTTCCCACGCTGTTTTGCTGACTTCGCCGCCGTCTTTGAACGGAATTCTTCCGCGGGTGCGGATTATCTCACGTAATTCAGGGGTCATATCCCACGAAATTGTTTTTAATTTCCTAGTCTTTACCTCTCCTAGCACATCTATCGCATCGGGGCTGTTTGGAAGGGCCTTCATGTCCTGAATCTTGAACACCTCGGACAGCCCATAAGTCTTTTGGTAGTAGGCGTTCATCCGATCTACCATCTTCTGAGCAAGCTTTGGAACCTCCGTTTCATAAGTCTTCCAAAGGTTTGGCTTGGAAAGCCTGTGGCCTTGATAAAAGAAATCGGCGTCAGGCAGCATAACACCTTGTTGCCCTGCGTCCATCGCCGCATTAATATCGGCGGCAATGGTCATCTCAATGTGAGGCGCGGAGTTCTTTAGAAAATCGGTGGTCGGAACATCAACCGCCGGGTATCTAAAGGTGAGCTCCCAATCGGCGGTATCCATTATCTTATTGAAATCAGTATCGGGCTCGGACAGCTGCTTATAAAGATCAACTGACGTCCTTTCCGGATTGTCTATCAAATCAAGAGCCTCCTTCCCAAAAGACTTGTTTCTCTCAAAAGACGACCTAGCGCTTTTGTCCTTGTAGTAGGAGTAACTAAGGAAGTCTGACACCGGATTCTGGTTGTTCTCATAATCCAACTGAATGTCACCAATAAGAGGCTTCAATGCTTCCTTGGGGTTATCAAAAGACTGGGCCTCGTCAATCATTCGGATGTTGGGGACTTCAATTTTTATGTTGTCAGTCTCATCAATAAATTTTTCCAGCTGCTTTTTCTCGTTGAACAGGCGCGGAAACATCTGCCGCTCTTGCCAAGAGAGTTTGCCTGAATTGTGTAAACCAAGAAGGTCGTCGGCCATCTTATCCATCTGCTTATCTAAAACTTCGATGCGGGCCTGCGCAGCATTATACGAATCACCATAAAGGGCATCATACTCGCCCAACGAATCTGAAAAAGGGTCCTGACCTTTTATGGAGTCGAGTATCGCCGAATAGTAATCGTTGGACCTGTTGTAGTATCGATCAATTTCTTCCAAAGCCTTTTCAGGCTCCATAAAATCACGGCGGATGGCGTCCCTATCCTTGGTGTAGCTATTTCGAACCTTGTTGTAAAAGTCCGATTGATTCTCCATAACAGCCCGCACAGAAAAAGTTTCAAAATCCAACGGAGTCTCACCATCCCACCCGCTTCTAGAGAGCAGCCTGCTGTTTTCCGCGGTGTCCTCAAACGCCTCCGCATTTGAATACCTAGACCAGCCTACGGCGTTCTCATCACCAAAAGGCCCTTCCCAATGCCGCTCTTTGTAAGGCTTCCTATCCACAAGGTCCTCTGGACGGCTGGAGGGGCGGTTGTTCAAGGTTCCGGTCTGCACAAGCCCGACTCCCCGGGTCAGACCATCTCCGGGGCCGGAGTAAACGTCATTGGAGAAAAAAGGATTGTCCGTTAAGGGAAAGAGCAGGTGCTCATCATCCAACATATCTTCAGGGGACCTGTCGGTGTACCAGTAATTACTGGCATCTGTAGGGTTGCTCTGTGCGCCGGCCATTGACTTCTCAAGCCACTCAGATCGAGTGAACTGCGTGTCATCCGGAACATCGGCCAAGCTTATCTCAAGGGAGTCCACGGACCGCGGAGGAATCTGTGGCCCCTCCCCCTTATCCGTCTTGTATTTTTCCCTACGCAAGGCCTTCAACAGCTCCGGTTTTGTATACCGTGGATTTTCAAGCCGGTTGATGCCCTCAACCGCCGCAGAAAACGTTGGCGTAATAGGCTCAAACAACGGACCGCGGACCACGCCCTTCTTCACCGTATTGGCCGCCATAGGAAAGATGGTCACCGCATCAAGCATGTCCATCACCGCAAGCTGGCGTAAATCAGAAGCCCCCTCTTTGTCCCCAGCGGCCTCCAGATCATTGGCTTGCGCCCGCTGGTCCTCAGCCCGGTTATAGGCCCTAACCTGCGCCGGGCCGGGAATCGTATCAAGGGCAAAGCCCACGGGATCGGCCTTAATTCCCTCGTACATGCCAACACCAAGGTTCTTAAGGTCCTCCGCAATCTGGCCGGGGCCGATGAAATCGATGTCACCCTCGGACTCCCCCGGCTGCAGGAAGTAATTCCCTATGCTGTCGGGAATATCCATAAGGCCCTGTCCATAGCTCTCAAGCGCACTTGGAGGGACCGTATCCGCAGCCGTAGGCTGGGAAGAAAGGGGCTCAAGCGGAATTCCGGTGCCAAGACTTGGGTCGTACGGAATGTCTTTCTGAATATTATCAGGATTTGCGGCGGTGCCCGGACCAACAGGAATAGGGTTATCCGCGGTAGCACCGCCCATGGAACCGATGTCCATAAGCGCATCAGGCTCTACAAAAAACCGTAGAATATCACTGCCTAGCGTTTCATCAGCCACCTGCCGCCCTCTTCTGAAGTAGTCTCATAACAGCTTCCTGCCTGTTCTTAGAACTAGGTGGTGTGGAAACGGTGTCCATACTAGGATAATCGGCCTCAACCTCACCACCCTGAGCAAAGGACTGGAATGGACCCATATTTGGGCCTTGACCGCCGGCGATGGTAATGTCGTCCAGACCAAACTGGCTAGGCGGACCTAAATGACCGGGATTCGGAGCGTACATGCCCGGAGCAGGTAATTCAATATTGTACATGCTGTTCAGCTGATCATACGCCGTCTGATCCATGTTAAAAGCGTCCATCAAATCCTCAGGAGGAAGCTGGAACTGGTGCGCGTAACGAGATAGACGGTCCATGGCCCGCGGGTCCTGACCCTCTGCCCCCGTCTCATATTTAATGCCCATTACATCGCCGGCCGCCCGTATGTCCGTCGGTCTGCGGCCTTGCAAATACGGATCGGTCGCCGGAGCTGGCAAAATAGAGTACGGACGCTGATAGGCATCCCCTCCGCCAACTAACGTATCCTCGTAGCTGATAAAATCAGTTAGGTTGGGCAATGATGGGGCAATAGGATTCCACTGGGTTGGGCCCGGTTCGGGCTGAGGGTCAATAACCAAAATCGGATTAATAACCTCAGGGTAGGGAGCAATAACCTCAGGGTTTCCGGGATCAATAACCTCAGGGTTTCCGGGGGCAGGACTTGGATCAACCTGAAAAGGACCCATGTTGGTGTTGCCGTCACCACCAAGAATAGGAAGGCCAAAGACCCCTCCGTTATCAGGACTTGGATCAACCTGAAAAGGACC